AAGGAGGCAAAGCGTGAGTGGAAACGGCTTGTGCCGTTTCTGGAGCAAGCCGGACTGCTCACACAGGTGGATCGTGCCGCTTTCGCCGGCTATTGCCAGTCCTATGCCGACTGGGTGGATGCCAAGGCACACATTGCCGCAGAGGGCAGCACCTTTGAAACGCCCAACGGCTACCAGCAGCAGACCCCGTGGGTGTCCATTGCACAGGCAAGTCTGAAAACCATGCTGAAATTCTGCACGGAATTTGGTCTGACACCGTCCAGCCGCAGCCGGATTGTGGCGGCGAATGCACCGGAATCTGAGGCGGACGACATGGAAATGCTGCTGGGCGGTGACGGATGATGGGGAAAAGCGACCTGCGTCCGGCAGAATTTCCCCGTCTGGAGCACTACGAGCCGTCCGGATTCATGCTCCCCACGTCCCATTATGATGCCAAAAAGGCAGACCGGGCTGTGGCATTTATTGAAAATCTCCGGCACACCAAGGGAAAATGGGCAGGCAAGCGGTTCTGGCTGCTGCCGTGGCAGGAGCAGATCATCCGGGACGTGTTCGGCATCGTCAAAGAAAACGGCAAACGGCAGTTCCTCACGGCGTATGTGGAGATCCCCAAGAAAAACGGCAAGTCTGAACTGGCGGCAGCGGTCGCCCTGTACCTGCTGTACGGGGACAACGAACCGTCCGCCGAGGTGTACGGCTGTGCCGCAGACCGGCAGCAGGCGTCTATCGTCTATGACGTGGCAAAGCAGATGATCGCACAGTCGCCGGCACTGGAAAAGCGGTCGAAGGTCATAGATTCCGTCAAGCGTGTGGTGAACTACAGCAATGCCGGATTCTATCAGGTGCTGTCCGCAGAAGTCGGCACCAAGCACGGGCTGAATGTGTCCGGTCTGGTGTTTGACGAGCTGCACGCACAGCCGAACCGGAAGCTCTGGGACGTTATGACCAAGGGCTCCGGCGACGCCAGAGAGCAGCCGCTGTTCTTTGCCATCACCACCGCCGGAAACGACCGGAACAGCGTGTGCTGGGAGCAGCACCAGCTGGCGATGGACATTCTCAAAGGCAGAAAGGCAGACCCCACCTACTATCCGGTGGTCTACGGCTTGTCCGATGAAGAGGACTGGAACGAGGAGGAGAACTGGTACAAGGCAAATCCCTCGCTGGGGTACACCATCCAGATCGACCGTGTCCGGAATCTGTACCGGCAGGCACTGGACAATCCGGCGGACGAGAACAACTTCAAGCAGCTGCGGCTGAATATGTGGGTGTCCTCCATTGGGGGCTGGATTCCGGAGCACGTCTGGGACTGGGGCAGCAAGCCCGTTGACACGGCGGCTCTGGAGGGCAGAACGTGCTACGCCGGACTGGACCTGTCCTCCACCACGGACATCACCGCATTTGTGCTGGTGTTTCCGCCGGAGAGCCAGGACGCACCCTACATCGTGCTGCCCTACTTCTGGCTGCCGGAGGAGACGCTGGATCTGCGTGTCCGGCGTGATCACGTCATGTACGATGTGTGGGAAAAGCAGGGCTATATCTGCACCACCGAGGGCAACGTGGTACACTACGGCTTTATTGAGCAGTTCATTGACGATCTGGGGCGGAAATTTCACATCAAGGAGATCGCCTTTGACCGCTGGGGTGCAGTGCAGATGGCACAGGACTTAGAGGACATGGGCTTTACCATGGTGCAGTTCGGACAGGGCTTTCGGGATATGTCGCCGCCGTCCAAGGAACTGATGCGGCTACTGCTGGAAAAGCGTATCCGGCACGGCGGCAATCCAGTGCTGCGGTGGATGTCGGGGAATGCAGTGGTCAAGCGTGATCCAGCCGGCAACATCAAGCCGGACAAGGAGAAGTCCACGGAGAAGATTGACGGCATTGTGGCACTGGTCATGGCGCTGGATCGCTGCATCCGGCATAAGGACGACACCGAGGGCAGCGTGTACGATGAAAGAGAACTTCTGATTTTTTGAGGTGATGACAATGGGAATTTTCACAGGGCTGTTCCGGTCACGGGACAAGCCGAAGAATTACTACCACAGCCCGTCCTACGCCTATTGGTTCGGGCGGTCGAAAAGTGGTGCAGAGGTCAATCCCTTTACGGCGATGCAGCAGTCGGCGGTGTACGCCTGCATTAAGGTGCTGGCGGAATCCGTGGCACAGCTGCCCCTGCATCTGTACGAGCGGACGGAACACGGCAAAGAGCCGGCAGTGCAGCATCCGCTGTACAAGGTGCTGCATGACCAGCCCAATCCGGAAATGACCTCGTACACGTTCCGGGAGGTGCTGATGACGCACCTGCTCATCTACGGCAACGCCTACGCCCAGATCATCCGCAACGGTCGAGGCGAGGTGCTGGGGCTGTATCCGCTGGCGGCGAACCGTGTCCGGGTGGAACGGGAGGACAGCGGCGAGCTGGTCTATCTCTACCGCCGCTATGATGATGCGAACCCCAATTTCAGGGAACAGGGCGAGATCCGGCTGTATGACTTTGACGTGCTGCATATCCCCGGCATGGGGTTCGACGGGCTGGTGGGCTATTCACCCATCGCTCTGGCACGGAACGCCATCGGTCTGGCTCTGGACTGCGACCAGTACGGCTCCAGCTTCTTTGCCAACGGGGCAGCACCCAGCGGCGTGCTGAAGCATCCGGGCGTGCTGAAAGATCCCCAGAAGGTGCGTGACGCATGGGAAAAGGCTTACGGCGGAGCAGGGAACTCCCACAAGACTGCCGTGCTGGAAGAGGGCATGGACTACCAGCCCATTTCCATGACACCCCAGGACAGCCAATTCCTTGAAACAAGGAAGTTCCAGCTGGAAGAGATCGCCCGGCTGTACCGGGTGCCGCTGCACATGATCGGCGATCTGGATCACGCCACATTTTCCAACATCGAGCAGCAGTCCCTGGAGTTTGTGCAGTTTACGCTGATGCCGTGGCTGACCCGGTGGGAGCAGGAAATTCAGCGTTCCCTGCTCCTGCCCCAGGAGGAACGGCGGTATTTCGCAAAGTTCAATGTAGACGGCATGCTCCGGGGCGACTATAACAGCCGGATGCAGGGCTATGCCACTGCACGGCAGAACGGCTGGATGTCTGCCAACGACATCCGGGAGCGTGAGGACGAGAACCGCATTCCGGCAGAGGAAGGCGGCGACCTGTATCTGGTGAACGGCAGCTTTACCAAGCTGCAAGATGCCGGAGCATTTGCAAACGGAGGTGAAAGCAAATGAAGAAGTTTTGGAACTGGCTGCGGAACGATGCAGACGGCGAAAGCGAGCTGTATCTGGACGGTGCGATTGCCAGTGAGACCTGGTGGGGCGATGAGGTCACGCCTGCCGCATTTCAGGCGGAGCTGAAACAGCACACCGGAGATGTGACCGTCTGGATCAACTCGCCGGGCGGGGACGTGTTCG